AAGAGGAACTTGCTGGCATTCTAAAGGAGGCTATCATAGCTAATAGAGGTAGTCAAACCATTGTAGAATCAGCAAAACCAAGACCAGTTATACCTGGTACTTTAAATAGACAAGCTCCTAGAGCTATTGCTCCTGTATTAAAACCTGGCAATCCACTAAACAATATTTTAGCTGAAACAGCTAGAGCAATGTCTTTAGACGAATTTGGCGATTTAAGCGGTCAACCAATAGAAAGAGATACTCCTATCGTAGAATCAGTAGGGGATATGTTTGCAAATGCAAGAGGAAGTTCTAGCGTTGAAGCAGTCCAAATTAATGCTGTACCAGATTTTACGGCATTAATGAGTAAAATGAAAGCAAACGGCGAAATTTAATGGCATACGGCTTAAAAAATATTAATGTATTAGATTTAAGACCTTCGACTGGAGTTGGAGTTGCTTTACCTTTTAGTACGCCTGCAGTATTTCAAACAGTGTATACAACGAAAGAACAGCTTAAATATAACCTGATTAACTTTTTACTGACTGATAAGCGCGAAAGAATTTTTAACGCAAATTTTGGCGGTAATATAAGAAGACAAGTATTTGAACAAATAACAGCTGAGACTATTGATAATTTAGACACCCAAATTAGATCAGGGATAGCTCAGTACTTTCCAAGTGTAATTATTACAAAGCTAACCTTTGGCGGTAATGTTGCAAAAAATGAATTAATAATAAGTTTTTCGTATACAATAAATAACACGGGTGAATCCGATAACGTAATACTAAACCTAAATGGCCAATAAGAACATAACATATTTAAATAAAGATTTTACATCGTTTAGAGATTCGTTAATTCAATATGCTCAAGCGTATTATCCAACTTCTTACAACGACTTTTCAACCTCGTCTCCAGGAACTATGTTCATTGAGATGGCTTCTTATGTGGGTGATGTGTTATCGTTTTACTTAGATAATCAAGTACAAGAGAACTTCTTAGAGTATGCAAAACAAACTAATAATTTATTTACCTTAGCTTATATGTTTGGCTACAGACCAAAGGTAACTTCCGCAGCTATTGTCAACTTAGACATATACCAACAACTACCAGCCTCTGGAGCTAGCTACGCTCCTAACTTTAACTACGCAATGGTTGTTTCGGATGGCTTACAAGTAAAGTCAAATATCAATGGTACAAATTATTTTTATACTCCAAGCGTAGTAAACTTTAACAATTCATCTTCTGCAGATCCAACTGATATATCCGTTTACACTACAGTAAATGGCAATCCTAATACCTACTTGCTCCATAAAAAAACTCAAGCAATTTCTGGTCAGGTGAAAACTACAACTCTTTCTTTTGGAGCAGCTCAGCAATTTCCAATTCAAACTATTCAAGATACTAATATAATTGAAATTTTAAATGTAGTAGATAGTAGTGGTAATATTTGGTACGAAGTACCTTATTTGGCTCAGAATTATATTTTAAAAGCTGTACAAAATACAGCTGCAAATTATCCTCAATTATATCAACAATCAAATCAAGTTCCTTACGTACTACAAAGACAATATGTAAATAATAGATTTGTTTCTAGATTTACAACAACTTCTACTTTAGAGTTGGAATTTGGCGCTGGTGTACAAGCTGTATCAGGAACACTTCCTAATCCTTTTAATGTAGGTATTGGAACTGTAAATGGACTTAGTTTATTAAATACAGCATTTGATCCAACCAACTTTGTTGTTAACAATTCTTATGGTGTGGCACCTGTAAATACTACTTTAACAGTAACTTATTTAGTTGGTGGCGGAGCTACAGCAAATGTTAATACAAACGAGTTGACACAAATTGTAACAAGCAATATAACATTTCCCAACCCAACTAATCCAACACTACAGAACAATATTCAAGGTACTTTAGCAGTTAATAACACTACACCAGCCATTGGTGGTGGTGATGGAGATACTCCAGATGGTATTAGATTAAATACCTTAGCTGCTTTTCCTTCTCAAATGAGAGCTGTGACACAACAAGATTATCTTGGAGTCGTATTAGGTATGCCTGCAAAGTTTGGCCAAGTTGCAAAAGCATATGTAACTAAAGATAATGCAGTATTTGCACAATACCTAGTAGGCGAGCCAGGTGAAAACAATCCATTAGCAACTTCAATTTACTTACTGACTTACAACACTGATGGAACATTCACAACACCAGGAACAGCTTTAGTACAAAACATTCAAACTTACTTAGATGATTATAGAATGTTGACTGATACTATTTTACTAAAGCCTGCTTATATAATTAATATTCAAGTAAGTTTTAATATAATAACGCTACCAAACTATACTTCAAGAACAGTTTTAGCAGATTGTATTTTGGCCTTACAGAGTTACTTTGCTAGAGGAAACTGGCAAATAAATCAACCAATTATACTTTCTGATGTATACTCAATGTTAGATCAAGTAGCGGGAGTACAAACAGTACAATCTGTTAACATTACAAATATAGCTGGAACCTCAACAGGTTATTCTCCATATAGTTACGACATCTCGGCAGCAACATTAAATAACGTTATTTATCCTTCTTTAGATCCAAGTATCTTTGAAGTTAAATACCCTAACACAGATATTCAAGGACGTGTAGTAACAATGTAATAATATGGCAGTATACAATATATTCGCATCAGCAGATGCATCGCTTTATTCACTCTATCCTGGACAAAACACAGGCAGAGACCCTATACTAGAAGTATCTGTGAGAAACTCTCAAGTAGGCGTAGGCTTCCTTGATCGAGTACCATTGACTCAAAATCCTTACTATAGCTATGAGTTATCTCAAAACGCTAATTACACAGACACACAATTCTTTTTTCCTACAACGGATATAAGAAGATCTATTTTACAATTTTCTTCAAAAGATGTATCTACTTTATATAGCTTTGTAACCCAATCTGTAAGTGGTACTTGGTCTGCAAGTTTACAAATGTTCTTAGCTGATGCTTCTAACTTAAGCACAACTTATTCCTTACAAGCATATGCCGTGACTAAATCATGGTCTATGGGTACTGGAATGTATGCAAATACTCCACCAGTAACTAATGGAATTAGTTGGACCTACACAGGAGCTTCAGGTAGCTCACCTGCTTGGGTTAATCCAGGTGGTGATTATACATCTAGTTTAAGTGGTAGTCAGCAATTTGATTATATGTCTAGCAAAGACATTAATATGGATGTTACTGATGTTGTTGATGCTTGGTTTAGCGGTTCTACTAACAACTTTTACAGTATGATAGTAAAACATCCAAACTATGTAGAACAAAATACTGGATCATTTGTTGAATTAAAATTCTTTTCTGTAGACACACATACAATATATCCACCAACACTTCAATTTAAATGGAACGATGCCTATTATTTCCCAGCTGCTAATCCAAACTATGTTTTAGATGATGAGATTACAATAGTTCTAGCAAATAATCCCGGTCAGTTTAGACAAAATCAAGCTTATAAAATGAGAACGGCGGTAAGACAAACTTATCCTGTAAGGCAATTTACAACTTCATCTGTTTATTTAAATGCTTTATATCTCTCTGAGCAAACTTATTGGGCGTTACAAGATGTAAAAACAGAAGAAATGATTGTTGATTTTGATCCTATTTTTACAGCTTTGAGTGCCGATAGTGTAAGTAATTATTTTACTTTATATACAAGTGGGTTGGAAGTTAATAGATTTTATCGTATATTAATAAAGACAAACATTTATTCTACCACCTACGGTCCACTATCAACCTATAATAGCCAACAATCAATATACAATGCTTTGTCTCTATACGGACCATCCCAATTAGCACTACTACCTGCAGAAACAGTAATTTATAGTGGCGAAAATTTGGTATTTAAAATAATAGAATAAAGATGTCACAACAGCAACTTAACTTAGTAAAAGAGGTATACGGACGTAACACTTACACGAGAGTTGTAGATACTTCATTTGCCGAATTATATTCGCCGGTTACAGCTTCTGCTGCAATTCCATCTATAACTATAGAACAATTTTTCGATGCCTACAATAATTTATTCTTTCAAATACCAGCTACTGGAGAAGTTAATTCTCATCAGTATTTGGTACAAAGAAGTACAGCTTATTTAGGTGGTGGTGTATTGACGGCAAACGAACAAGCATATATTGCTGAGATTAATTCTTTAAGAGAACAATTATTACAAGTAAATCAAAATTACTTAAACCTAACTAATATAGTGTAATGGATATAGTAGATGTAGCATATCTTGGATCGAAAGACGAGTATCAATCGTATAGCTCATCAGATTTAGCATTAATAAATAAAGTTACAATTAATGCAAATTATGGTGCCGCTAATGACTACATTGAGTATTTTATTAAAGATCCAAGTGGCACTGTATTAAGTGCAAATTACTATGGAACACAATATAATATAGGCAGTGTTGTCAATCCTACTAATGGTCAAACTTCTCAATTATATTTAGATCCTGAAGCAGACGCTAGAAGTGCAGGGTATGATAGAGGCATTGTAAATGTTAAGTATAACTTTTTCACAAAGCAATTACTCTCCGGACCCGATCCATCTGTAAACTTTTGGATAAAGCAAATATCCTCTACAAGAACCGAAATTCAAGTTGCAAGACAAGATCTTTCAAATACAGAACTATCCACCGCCTTTAATAATTTCAACAACGTATTAGCAAGCGACGCTTACTATCCAGACTTTTATTTAAACTTTGGAAATGATGTGCAGCTTATTGCAATTAATGCTGTTTACGTAGAAGATATTAATGGTAACGGAACAATTATATTTAAGCTATACGAACCATTACCAGCTCAGTTTGATTTAAAATCAACTTTTTGGGTAGTAACTAACGTAGCAGATTCAGCTGAATATAATGTATCTATAAACGCTATTCCTGAAACCGTTTCAGACACGCAAATAATAAGAGGTCCAAACTACAAAGTTGCAGTAAAAGATAAAGTTGGACATACAACACCTTATTATAACTATACAAACTTAATACTAACCGCCCTAACATCTTCGTACCAACAAGTACAATCAATGATGCAAGAGCAAGGGTTGACCATTAACGTTGACTATGGTAGTTTCGATAACTTTGTGCATTTTTCTTCTGCAACAGAAAGATTATACAACTATACTTATAAACAACAATTAATTGAATCTGCATCAGCAGGTATTGCGGCTGGACAAACAAGCACAGCCGCTTTGTTATTGCAACAGCAGATTAATACGATTATAACAAATTATGATGGGTATGAATATTATTTAACTTTTTCCTCAGCATCAACTGCATGGCCTAAGCGAAATAACACACCTCCATATACTCTTTATTCCGTTACATCTTCTCAAGTAGCTAAGTGGTTGGGTAGTGAAAATATTACACCAAATGGTACCGCTGCTATGAGTATGTATTGGTCATCTTCTTATTATGATGATCAAAATAAAGATTTATTATTATATGCAACTCCTTCTTATATAAGAGATGATAGCAACAATATACCCTATCTAACATTCTTAAATATGATAGGTCAGATGTTTGACAATATTTGGATTTATTTAAAAGATGTTACAACTCACTACGCTGCTAATAACAGTCCATTTGTAGGAGTTTCAATGGATATTGTAGCTGATGCTTTAAGGAGTATGGGTATTCAGCTTTATACAAACACAAGTATATCCGATAATCTTTATTATTCTTTATTAGGCGTAAACCAAACCGGATCTTCTCTACCTGTTACCTCTAGCTTATATTCCAAAATAGTATATGCAAGTAGCAGCTTTTATCCATTAGTAGGCCAACCTTATTTATCTGCTTCTTTATTATTACCTCCTTTTGGTAATGAAAAAATTAACAGATATGTGACAACTTTTGTAACTGGTTCTCCAAACGTTACTCAAAGTTTCCAAACACTTCCTAATGATCAAATAACAGGTCAAATTTATAAGCGCATTTATCACAACTTACCTTACTTACTTAAGTCAAAAGGTACTCGTAGAGGTCTTCAAGCCTTAGTTACAACTTACGGTATTCCTTCAGATATTTTAACCGTAAACGAATACGGTGGTTATAACATTTATGGAACGCCTGGTATTCAAGAAATAGCAACATCTGGTATGATTTTAACTGGTAGCTTCCAGCAAATATCAGCTAGTTTATTATCACCGAATGTAACTTTACAATATTATAACAACAACTTACAAAGAACTTCAATTGATGTTGAAGTAGCATTTTCACCAGCAGATTCCATTAATGCTAGCATTACTTCCTCAGGTCTAGTAACTTCTTCAGTTCAGCCTGGATATTTTAATATTATGCAGTATATTGGTGATCCTACTTTACAATACTCAAGCTCCTATACTCCATTAAATACTTTAGGTAATGCTTATTTTAAAGCAAATTACACAACCGGATATAATGTTTGGGATTTTATTAGACTTATAAAGTACTATGACAATTCTTTATTTAAAATGTTAAGAGACTTTGTACCTGCTAGATCGAGCGCAGATACAGGTATTGTTGTCAAATCTCACATGCTTGAGAGAAATAAATATCCAAGACGTGAACCTACTTATACAACAAGCTCTTACGACGCCATCTATAGAATGGTACGCGTAACCGGCTCTAATGGTGGTTCTGTAAGTGGATCAACAGCTTATATTGCTGGTGTTCCTATACAATATAATGGCTCTGCTTCTATGAACTTTACTCGGTCTTTAGGAACAGTATTTATGAGCTCTTCTAACAACGTACAGCAGTATACTGGTGAATTTAGCGGTAGTAACATTAAAGCTGATTATAGCACTTTTTATCAGCACTACGTTTCAAATTTTAACTATCCTTGGACTTCTTCTGTAGCACCCTCTGAACATGGTGGACAAAATATTATGTATTTGACTTATTCTTTAAGTCCGTTATTTGAAAATATTAATAGCCAAGTAAGATCTCAAAGATTTTTATCTTTAGATTATAACGGCAGTCAATTAGCTCCTACCAACTATGGATTAGTAACTCAATCTTTATCGCAAAGTATATTAATTGGTGCTCTTTCTCAAAGCAGTCAACTATACTCGCAATATGCTTATGTTCAAGATTTTAATTATTATTCCACCCCATCAATTCTTCAAAAATATAGTGGATCTAAATTAACAGGTTTAACTTATAATACCTATAGTCTTGGCGATGTTTCTTTTAATAGCGAGCCGGTAATTAACTGGTATAGTAGCAAATTAGGATATTTTACTCAAATACAAACGAGCTCCTTTATACCAGGAGTAGTTAATGTGAGCTTAGCTTATTTAGCTGATGTATCCGGTGGTTTATTTGAATTAAACCAAAATAATCAAAACTGGATTGATGTTCAAAATACTTTTAAAGCTGGTACCACTTTAACTGTAAAACAATTTAATAACAAACAATTTAGCAATCAAGCAGCAACTGATGGTGTAAAAAATATATACAGCAGTGGATATAGCTATACACCTCAACTATATTTTATTTCAGGATCAGATATTAATGTATGGTTCCAATACTTAGGTAACAACACGAGTGTTGGTGCTGGTTTTACAGCAATAAGTAGCGGTAGTAACGGAACAAACTACTATATAACAGGCTCAGGAATAGTACCATCGTACCCAATAACTCCAAACGGAACAACTGGTCCAATTTATAATATATTTGATCAAACATTAACTGGGGGAGCTGCAGGAATAGGCCTGGTCGGCTACTTTCCAGGCTACTCTGGAAGTTTTCGCTATCCAACATACACAACTCCCTCCCTTAGTCAACTACTAAGTTTTAATGCTAATTTTGCTATAAATACAGCTTTTCAAGCTGGAGGAAACACAGTTACTTATAATTTCAATATTCGAAATAATGGAGTTGTAATAGCTTCACAACAACAATCATTTGCATCAGTAAACTACACTCCAAGCAGTCCTGATACTTGGTATATAACTACATACCCAAGCACCAAAGTAGCACTAACTTATTACGCTCCACTAGGAACCTCTATACCAGTAGGTAACTATATCCAACCCACAAACGCAAATGGTGTTCCGAATGGCACTGGCTTTCAATTAACAAATAATGGTAATAATCTTATAGACCTCTATACTCTTACTATAGATGGACAATACCAAGGTATAGTTCAAGCGGTGTCCTCTCAGAGTGGCACAGCTCCTCAATCAATTCCAGCTGCTTCTACAAGGTCTTGGATTGTTAGAGTAATTTCTGGCAATCCTGGTACACCAGCTATATTATCAGGAGTATTAAATTTTAATGTATCTACGCCTGCTCAGACCTTCAATCCTTCTAGCCAAATAACCTTTGAACTAACCCAAAGTGCACTATCAAATACAAATTATACAGCTTTTATAACACCGGGGTCTTTGACAGGAGTTGCACAAACATCTCAAGGTTCATATCCTTATGCAACAGCAAGCAATGATTCTTCAAACGGCGGTTGGTATATTGATAATATAACAAACACAGGAAGTATCAGCGTTATTACTTTTAATTCAGATATATCACAGTTTTACCAATATCAGCAAATACCTTATTTTGTATCAGGTACTGCGACCTACTCAAGTAGTTTATATAGCTCACAAGCAGGATCAGGATCCTATGGTAATATTAATTATCCTTGGGACCCACAATTGGGCGATAAAATTATAATGAAGGATAAAACAGGAACAACTCAAAACTTAGATATTATAAGCGCTTCTTTATCAGGTAACAGATTACAAGTTATAGTCACACCACAGGTTTTAACTAACTGGGAAACAAATATAAAAGCGTCTATTTACCAATTTTTAATGTTAAAAAGATATAATGACGAGCAAAATGTAATTGTAACCTATAATAAAAACCCAGGACAAACTTCTGCTGGATTTATAATACCAAATACTATTAATCCAAATGTAAGTCGAAACATAAATACACTACAAGCAGCTGTACAATCACAATTACTTACTAATCAAGTTGGAGTTATATCAACAGGTTAGATAGATTTTTAATGAATAACAATATTTATAAGAAGAAAAACAATTAAAACATGGCATATTTAAGTAACACATCGGTTGTCGTAGACGCTATCTTGACAAATACTGGTAGACAATTACTGTCACAAAACGATGGTTCGTTTCAAATTACACAATTCTCATTGAGTGACGATGAGGTTGATTACACTTTGTACAACCCAAACCACCCTTCAGGATCAGCGTTTTATGGTGAGGCTATTCAAAACATGCCTATCATCCAAGCGTTTCCTCAATCTCAAGAGATTATGAAGTATAAGTTGATAACTTTACCAAGAGGCACAGCAGCTCTTCCGGTAATCAGTATTGGATACAGCTCAATCACACTTGCTCAAGGTTCTTCAATTTCAATTACACCACAAACTTTAAATTATTTGGGTGCCACATCTACATTTGAGCAAGACGGATACACAGCTACAATTGGCGATGTAAGAGTAACCGCTGCATTTAATGGTGTTGGTATTAATACAACAAATGCAACTGCATTAAACGCTACAGGAACGGCTACAGTAGGTACAAATGTATCTAAAACCGTTATTGGTACTACAATCAATATTACAGCTACAACTGTAAATACATTGTTTGGTAGCAATACTACACTTTACACTACATTAACTGTTGTGGGTAATGATTCAGGTGCAAGATTATTTGTGCCGTTACAAATAACAAAAACTTCAAAATAATAAGTAAAAAGATATGTCATATACACAACTTGCTTCCTCAGATTTTGTAATTAGTTCCGATTCGATTACAGCTCCAGCTTGGAGTAGTAATCAACCTCAGTTGTCTACTTTTTACACAGCATCTGCAACTACAAGCACATCAATAACTCAAGGTGCGTTTTATTTAAACGTAAACCAACTTCCTTATACTGCTACTGGTTCTGCAGTTCAATTTGCCATTGCTTATGGTGATTTATTAGGATCTGGTTCTCAATGGTACAATAATTTGGTACCTGGAGTTTCTCCTTCTTTAACTACATACAACCAATATTCAACTTTAGTATACGGACCCGAAATTTCAGGCTCTCAAGGATTTAACTTTGGTGGTGCAGCATTAAACTCGCCAAATATTTTTGCTATTAACGTAGATAGAAACAGATACAAACAAAGTTTATTACCTGGAACCTTTAATTTAAATTTAACTGGACCAACTGGTCAAGTAATTACATTATGCGATAATAGCAATAACGTAACTACAGTTACTTATTTAGACTGTGGTAGAGTATTTAATTTAGTATCTGGTTCTTTCGGTAACGCAGTAAATATTACACCACTAGGTGGTATTCCTCCTGGCTATACAGTTTCAGGATCTTATGGATTTTTTTTACCGGATATTGGAACAATTATATTAAATCCAGGTGCTTTAGCTTTGTCAGCAGTAAGTGGTGGTATTGCTTTAACAGTTGATAGAGCAAACTACGGATCTGGAAGCTATACTTTAAATGCTTCTGCATCTTATACTTCAACAAATAACACTTTATTATATCAAGCAATTTCAGCAAGTGCAAATTTTCAATTAAATTCGCAAGAAACTGTTTCTTCTTATTATGTATTTGTAAGAGTACCTAATGCAGGATATAATTACTCATCTAATCCTACATTCGTAACTGGATCTGGAACAGGTGCTGTGTTGTATTCAACAATGATTTACAGTCCACAAACTTATATTACAACAGTAGGATTATATAACAATAATAACCAACTTTTAGCAGTAGCTAAAATGTCAGCACCGTTAGTAAAAGATTTTACAAAAGAAGCGTTAATTAGAGTTAAGTTAGATTGGTAATAAAATAAACAATGGGTAGAGCATCAAATAGTCTTACAATATCAGATGTCGTCGTTACCCCAATCAAACTAAAATATACTGCTTCTTATAATCAATGTACGATTAATAATTACGGTATAACGGTTTTGACTGGAGTGAATGGCCCTGTGACCATAACAGGCTCTGTAGCGCAATCAACTTTGAACTACAGATCGGTTAGGCAACTTTACTATGCTAATGCTTTAACAGGGTCTTATCTAACAACAACTTCTAGCTTTGATGTTTCCTTACAATCAAGCGCTGCTTCTGGAACACTAGATTCAGACGATAGATATTTTCCTACTGAATCCGGAGGCCAAGTAAGAATTGTTTCTATTCCAAGAAGCGTATATGGTCAGCAAATTTCAAGACACGGATTTGTAATGACTTCTCCTTCCTATTCAATAGCCGATGATGGAAACGGTAACTTAATTGATTACCAAAGTGGCTCAGTTAATATAGGTAATATTATTTATCCTGAAGGAATGGTGATTATTACTAATTCCAACTACCTAAACATATTTCCTTATTCTCCTATAGCATACAATGATTATGCTTCTTTTAATGCTACAGCAACTCCAAAAACAGTTAACATACTAGCCAATGATTATTCAGGATCAGGCAAGTTTATTACTTCTTCTGTTTCTATATTTAGCGGAAGCGTTAGCTTATTTACAAATAATTTAGACGGAACAGTCACTTTAAATACAACCACACCAGGTCTGTATACTACTTATTATACAGT